TGCTGGCCTACGTCAACGCCATCGCAAAAACCACAGCCGGCGTCACCGCGACGCTGCGCCACCGCATCCAGGCAGCCATCCGGCCGTCTGCATTTGCCTCGCTTGCCGAGGGCCACCAACGGGCCGTGCTGGCCCACATCGAGGATCCACACATGTCTGAGCAGTGCCATCTGATCATGGCCAACGCGGGCGGCACTGCGCCGGTCGCCGCGCCCGCCCCCGTGGCCACCGCCACGCCCACCGCGCCGGTTGCTGCCGCGCCTGCCGCTGCACCGGCCACGGCCACCCCGGACCCGCTGGTTGCGCTGGTTGCGCGCAACACGCAGATTCGCGGTGTGTTCGCCCAGTTCCGCGATATCGCCGGCGTGCGCGATCTGGAAGCCGAATGCCTGGCCGATCCAGCCCTCACCGTCGAGCACGCGCAGGCCAAGCTGCTGGCCCGCATCGGCGGCGGTGCCGGCCCGATCAATGACCCGGCGGTGACCACCAGCGTGCAGGCCGGTGCCGACGAAACCGACAAGCTGCGCGAGCGCGGCGTGCAGATGCTGATGGCCCGCGCCGGCATGCTGAGCGGTGAGGAAGACCGGCAAGCGCGCCAGGGCAACCCGTTCGCTGGTGCCAGCCTGATCGCCATGGCGGAGCGCTCGCTGGCCCGTGCCGGCGTCAACACCCGCAACATGGATCGCGAGGAAATCGCGCGCCGCGCGCTGGCCATCCAGACCACCGGCGATTTCCCGGTGCTGCTGGAAAACACGCTGCACAAGATGGTGCTCGCAGGCTACCGCCTGACCCCGTTCACCTGGACGCGCTTCTGCGCCGTCGGCTCGCTGGCCGATTACCGCCCGCACAACCGCTATCACCTGTCCAGTTTCTCCGATCTCAAGCCCGTCAACGAGGCCGGTGAGTACGAAAACGGCGTGCTGGGCGATGGCGAGAAGGAAAGCATCAAGGGCGCTCGCAAGGGCCGCATCCTGCAGATCACGCCGGAGGTGCTGGTCAACGACGATGTCGGCGCGTTCAGCCGCATCGCCGCCGCCCTCGGCCAGGCTGCCGGCCGCACGATCGAAAAGGACGTGTACGCGCTGTTTGCCCTCAACGCCGGCGCCGGCCCGACGATGGGAGATAGCAAGGCGCTGTTCCACGCGGATCACAAGAACATCGCCACCACGGGCGCAGCGCCGAGCGTCACCAGCTTCGATGCTGCCCGGCAGAAGATGGGCGCGCAGATGGATCCGGGCGGCAACGATTACCTGGACATCGTGCCGGCCATCTGGCTCGGGCCGCAGTCGCTGCGCGGCTTGGCGGTGGGCGTCAACGAAGCGGAGTTTGACGACGAAGCGACGAAGAACCAGCGCAAGCCCAACATCAGCCGCGGCCTGGTGCGCGACATCGTCGACACCCCGCGTCTGAGCGGCAAGCCCTGGTACTTATTCGCCGATCCGGCAGTCGAGCCGGTCATCGAAGTCGCCTTCCTGAACGGCGTGCAGACCCCGTCGCTCGAGCAGGAAACCAACTTCCGCACGGATGGGCTGAGCTGGAAGGTCGTGCACAAGTACGGCGTTGGCGCGGTCGGTTGGCGTGGCGCTGTGAAGAACGCGGGCGAGTAATCCACCCGGCGCCGGCGCACCCCGCCGGCGCCACTTTCGAGGTAACGAAAATGGCAAAGAACTACGTCAAGCCGGGTGAACACATCACGTTCACCGCCGGCGCCACCACCGCCAGCGGCGCAGCCGTCGTCATCGGCTCGCTGCTCGGCGTCTCCCTCACCGCGCTGTCCAACGGTGCCACCGGCGAAGCCGCGATCGAGGGCGTGTGGGAGCTGCCCTGCAACAGCGCGGCCGTCATCACGGCGGGCGCCAAGCTGATCTGGGATGTCTCCGCGGGCGAATTCATCCTCACCGGTGCCGCCAATGGCGACCTGGTTGGCTGCGCTACCGCCGTGACCGCCGCCGGCAACGGCGTCACCACGGTGCAGGTAAAGCTCACGCCCGGCACCGCCACGGTGCAGGGCGGCTGACCGACCAGCCGGCGGTGTCGGCGCTGCGGGGTTTTGCGCTTTCGGCCCCGCAAGCGGAACAACCGCCGGCCGCACCGCCCCGGCGTGCCGCGTAGCGTCAGGCAGGGCAGGGCTGGTGAGTGGGTTGATCCAGCGTTGCCCTGCCGCTTCCTTGCGTAACGGGGCGGTGCACCTTTCAAGCGAGCGAGCGAACCATGGAGCAGATGATGAAAACCGGGCATACAGAAACCGCAAGCGGCGTGATCCCGCATCTGCTTCTTGACGGAGGTCAACTGCGGGCTCCGGTGAAACTCGACATGCGGCGCGGCGCGGCCACCTACACCGTCGGTGGGCAGTACGCCCGCGCGCCGCTGGTGCGCGAAGGGCATTATGTGCACGCCCTGCCCGGCGGCGGCGAAATCCTCGGTAGTGCTGTGGTCTGACGTGACCGCGCAGGGATACACCACCGCGCCGGGCCGCGCTGAGCGCTGGATGCAAAACATCCTGCTCGCGCTGAGCGTCGCGCTGATCGGCCACGTGCTCACCACGCTGACCGATGTCAGCCAGGGCATCGCGGACCTGCGCCCGCGCATGGAGCAGATGGAGATCAACCTGGCGTTGACCTACCGCGCCAGCGATGCCCGCCGCGATGCCGCCGAAACCAGCGCCCGCCTCTCTGCGCTGGAAACCCGCGTGCACCGCCTGGAGCGCCCGGGCGAGGTGCGACAGTGAGCGAGCCCGTGGCCACCGCCGGCAGATACACGTTCGCGGGCGTCGCCGGTTTTGTGCTGGCCGCCGCGCTCGCCGTGCCCGGCAGCCAGTATTTCGAGGGCTACGCCAGCCGCACGTACCGCGACCCGGTCGGCATCCCCACCGCCTGCTGGGGCGAGACCGGCCCGCACATCCAGTACGGCATGGAATTCACCCTGGGCGAGTGCGTGCAGATGCACAACGCCAGCCTGTGGCGCACCTGGCAGGGCCTGGGTCGTTGCATCACCACGCCGCTGCTGGTGCGCGAAATGGCCGCCCTGCTGAGCTGGGCGCACAACGTCGGCACCGGCGCCGCGTGCGGCTCCACCGCCGTGCGCATGATCCGCGCCGGCGTGCCGGCCGAGGTCTGGTGCTTGCAACTGCCGCGCTGGAACAAGGCCACCGTGATGGGCGTCAAAGTCGTGCTGCCCGGCCTCGTCACCCGCCGGCAGGCCGAGATGACGATGTGCCTGCACGGGCACTGGGGCATCGCCGCCATCGACGCCCAACTGCCCGCGCCCGAGCCAGATCCGGAGGCACCTCGTAAAGACGCCGCCCTGGATGCCAGACGCCATTTCCGGAACGCGCAGGAGGCCGCGGCATGATCGACTTCATGCGCATCCACGGCCGCACCCTCGCACTTGTCGCGCTACTCGTGCTTGTGCTGATGACCCGCTGCGCGCTGCCCGTGGATGCCATCGCCGCCACCGTCAACCCGCCGTGCGGCACCTACCCGGCCACCCCGCCGCTGCTGTTTATGCTGCCCGATGGCACGGAGATTCCGGCCTCCGGCGCGGTGTACAACCTCGCCGCGCTGCGCATCGAGATCATTGGCTACGACCGCATCTTCTGCGACGGCTTCGAGGTGCGCGGATGAGCCTTAAAACCGCCGCCATCCTCGCCCTCGCGCTGCTGGTTTCGCTGGCCTGCAATGTCTGGCAGTTCGGCCGCGCGCAGGCGATGGCCGCCCGTATCGACACCCGCGACGCGCTCGCGCTGCAGGTCGCATTTTCTCAGGGCCGCGCCGATGCTCTGGCCGATGCGCACCAGCGCAGCACCCTGCTGGCCGATCTGGCCGCCGCCGACAACACTCAACTGCTGCTGGACCTGCGCGCCATCGCCGATCGCGGCCGTGAGCGCGTCACCGTCTACCGCGACCGCATCACGACGATCCCCGCCGCCACCTGCGCGCCGGGTGCCGACCGCATGGACGCGGTCAACCATCTGCTGGAGGGCACGCCGTGAGCCAATCGCGCCGCATGTCCGCCATCGAGACCGCCGCCAGCACCGCCATCGGTTTCGGCATCAGCTACATCGTCAGCCTCACCGTGCTGCCGCTGTTCGGTTTCCCCGTCACGCATGGCGAAAACTTCGCCATCGTCTGCATCTTCACCATCGCCAGCCTCGCGCGTGGCTACTTCGTCCGCCGGCTTTTCAACGCGCTGTACCGGAGGGCCTCTGCATGAGCCTTCGCCCCTCTTGCTCCACCACCCGCGTCACGCGCGCCCACGGCGCCGGACCAAGCCTTGCCTGCCATCGCCGGCCGTCCCGGCCCGTGGCGTGGGTGGTCCTTTTTTGCCTGCTGGCCGGCTGCGCGCCGCGCGACACCCGGCCCGAGCGCGTGCCCACGCCGCCCGTGGCCAGCGCCTGCGCCGCTGTCTGCATCGCGCCGTGCACCGGCACTTTGCCGCGCTGGCAGGGCGACCCTGACAGCCCGCGCACCTGGGACGCTCTGGGCGATGTCATCGCCGCCCTGCGCCAGCGCATCGACACCTGCGATTCCGCCCGCGCCGCCTGCCTGCAATGCCTGCACCGCCTGGATCGCGCCGGCCTGACCTGCGGCACTGCCGTGCCCTGCGCAAAGGAGCCCGCCGAATGACCGCCGCCATCTTCGCCGCCATCGCCGCCGCGCTGGCGCTGCTGGCAGTCGCCAGCCTGCCGGCCACGGCCATCGGCCTGCTGGTGTGCTGGCACATCGCACGCCCGCAGAAATCGCCGGCAGACACCAGCAACCGCATCAACAAAATCCGCTCCATCTGGTTTGTGCTGACGCGCGAAGACCTGCTCGCGCCGCACATCCCCTGGCTGCGGCGGGATGAGCTGGACAACGTGCGCGGGGAGGGCACCCGATGAGCCAGCGTGCTTTTCTTGCCGAACTCGATGCCGATCTGCACATCGCACTGGCCGATGCCGGCATGGCCGATACCGGCACCTACACCGCGCCGGGCGGCCTCCCCGTGCCGGCCCGCGTCTATGTCGACAAGTCCATCGCCACGACGGGCGAGTACGCGCCCACCTACGGCCTCACGGCCACGGTGACCATCCTCCGCGCCGATGTCGCAGACCCGCGTGAGGGCGGCGTGGTCGCCGTCGATGGCGAAAGTTTCACCCTGCGGCAGCTGCTGGATTCAGACGATGGCATCACCGTCTGGGGCTGCGCATGAGCACACCGATGCCCGTCCCCGAACCGCTCACCTGGCGCGTGCTCGTCGCCGTGCAAGACCTCGTCAAGCGCGTGCGCAAGGCCTCCGGTTTTTACACCGACATGGGCGCCGATGTGCGCCTCACCGGCTGGCAGATGGATCGCGGCACCAGCCCACGCGTGCACATCTGCAGCCCCTCCGACTCACTCAACGACGGCGACATCGGCAAGGGCCTGCGCGGCAGCCGCACCGTCAGCGGCGACATGTCCGTGATCGTCGAATACGTGCTGCCGGCCAGCTTTACCGACACCCATCGCGAGGCCCATCGCGGCCGTGCCGATCTCGTCCGCGTGCTGCGTGACGACCCCGCCCTTGCACCTGCCGGCGTGCGCGCTCTGCGCATCACCGGCCGCCGAATTCTCGACCAGCCCGAGGGACTCCCGTTCGTCGTCGCGCAGATCGAGCTCACGGTTTCGATCACCGAAACCACCACCCCGCTGCCACTCACGTGAGGTAACCCACCATGGCACAGCCCGCCGTCCGTCAGTTCGCTGGCGACATCCGATTCTGGGAAAAGCAGTCGAACGGCTCGCTGATCCCGGTCATCCCCGAACCCACCGATCCTGCCGGCAACCAGCCGCTTGAGCTGGATACCCTCACCTTCGGGTACGAGGCCGGCGAAGAGCAGAACGTCGTCTCCAAGCGCCGCGATGCGCGCTATCTGCAGCCCATCCACGCCTCCACGCTGCCGGGCAGCACCAGCGTCAGCGTCACCGCGCTGGAAATCCCGCCCATCATTCTCGCCCGGATGCTGTTCGGCGAGGCCAGCGGTGCCACGGTACCGGCTGGCAGCGTGACGGCTGTGGAGCACGCGATCACCCGCATCGATGTGCCGTTCCAGCTGCCGCATCGCATGCTCACCAGCTCGCCCGCGCCCGCATTCGAAAAGGTCGGCACGCCCAGCAACACGCCGCTGGTGGCCGGCACCGATTACGTGATCGATCTCCGGCGCGGCCAGGTGCGCTTCCTCGCCGACGGTGCGGTGTCTCCCGGTGACGATGTCGAGGCGACGTACAGCTACGCCGCGCACGTCAAGACCACGATCACCGGCGGCTCCATGCCGACGCGTGAGTTCTACGTCACCGGCGACATGCAGGATCGCATCAGCGGCGAAAACGGCGAGCTGCGCATCCCGCAAGTCAACTTGACCACCGACGGCGAGATCGACTGGCTCAGCAGCGAGCCGATCCAGGTGGCGATGACCGGCGTGTGCGTGGTGGCCCCGGGCGAAGCGGCTGCCTACACCTTCGAAACCTACAAGGCGTCGGCATAAGGGAGGCATGCGGCCCCGCTTCGGCGGGGCCGCGCTTTGGCATGGCGAAGAAGATCGACCTCAGCGGCATCCGGCGCATTGCAGAACGTGTGGCTGAAACCGCGAAGGAAGCCGACAAAGCTGTCGCGCGCGCGCGCGGTACGTTGCGGCGGCGTATCGTGCCCGAGGCGCGCCGTGACATCCAGACCGAATACAACCTCAAGGCTGCCCGCATCAGTGCCGGCCTGCGCGCCAGCAACATCACCGATGGCGTTGAGTTGGTTGGCAGCAAGCGCGGCGTGGGCCTGATCGAGTTCGGTGGCAAGGCCACCAAGACCGGCGCGACCGCGCGTGTGCGCGTGGGCGGTGCGCTCAGTGAGCGCCCGGGCGCATTCGTCGCGCCACTGCTCGGTGGGAACACCCACATCGTGGAGCGTTACGGCAAAAAGCGTGTGATGACTGCCGGCAGATACAAGGGCAAGAAACGCCAGCCGCTCTCCGTCGAATACGGCCCGAGCATCGCCCAGATGCTGCGTCGCCCAGGCCGCGCCGAACACCTTGCCGACTTTGCCCAGACCCTCCTTGCCTCCGAAATCACAAGGCTCCTGCGCTGATGGCAACACGCGACGAAATCATCCGGCTGCTGATCGAAACGGCTGGCGAAGACCAGATCGACTCGCTCAACAAAGCACTGGCCCAGCTTGAGAAGGATGCGGCCGGCGGCGGCACGGCCGCTGAAAAACTCGCCGCGGAGCTGGACAAACTCGCCACCGCTACCAAAGCGGCAGGCGACATGGTGGCGCTCAAGGCCGCCATCGCCGACACCGAGGATCGCCTCAGCAGCGCACGCCAGAAACTGGCCGATCTCAACGCAACCTATGACGAAACCGAACGGAAGACCAAGAGCGTCGCACGCGAGTTCGCGGCAGCAGAAAAAGCAGTGTCCGGCCTTGAGAGCGACCTCAACAGCCAGAACCTCGCACTCCAGAAGATGGGCGGCGCGCTGGCGAAGGCCGGCGTGGATGTCACCGCACTGGTCAGCGAAGAGCAACGCCTGCGTGCGGAGGCGCTGAAGGCAGCCGAGGCGCTCGCCCACAACGAGCGCGTGACGAAGGCCAATGCCGAAGCCGCCGCGCGCAATGCGGCGGCGTTGAAGCAGATGGGGGATGCCTTCGCCAGTGCGCGTGATCGCGTCAGCGATATTGCCACCAAGCTCACCGCCGCCGGTGCGGCCGCCGCCGCTGCCGGCGTGGCTTTTGCTGCGTACAGTTTCCCTGAGTTTTTCAAGGGCGCGATCGAGGGCGCCGCCGAGTTTGAGGCGCAGATCAGCGACATCGCCGCTGTCTCCGGCGCGGCTGGCGATGAGCTGGAAATGCTCAGGGAAACGGCGCGCACGGCGGCGCTGGACACTGGCGAATCGTTTGCGGCAGTCAATGCCACGCTGGGCGAACTGGCGCGTGCAGTAGGTGATGCTGAAAAGGCCGCGCAGATGCTCGGCCCCACGCTTAATCTGGCCACCGCGGGCGGCTTGGAGGCAGCGGGCGCGGCAGAAATCCTCACCACCACGCTGACACAATTCGGCCTCGCAACCGAGCACGCAACCCGCGTGGCCGATCTTTTGGCCAGCGGTGCAAACGTCACGACGGCAAGCGTCGAGCAACTCGGCGGGGCGCTGAGCTATGCCGCGCCGCTGGCGCGCCAGCTCGGCATGGATGTGGAAGACACCGTGGCCGCCATCGGCGCGCTGGCCGACGAAGGCTTCCGGGGCGAGCGCGCCGGCACGGCGCTGCGCAACGTGATGTCGCAATTGTCCGATCCGGCCAGTGCGTTCAATGCCGAACTGGACAAACTCGGCATCCAAACCCGCAATTTCAACGAAGTGATCGAGCAGCTCGCTGCTGCCGGTGGCAAGGCGCAGGGTGCGCTGTTGTCGCTGGATGCCGCTGCACGCCCGGCCATCACCGCGCTTGTGAACAGCGGTGGCGCGGGCATCGCGCGGTTGAATGCCTCGTTCGAGGAAATGGCCGTCACGGCGGAGAGCGCCGCCAAGGTGATGCGCGCCAATCTCGAAGGCGCGGCGGCGCAGGCATCGCGTGCGTTCGAGGATCTGAAAAACCAGCTGGTGCAGCCGCTGCTGGAACCGCTCACGCGTGAGTTTCAGGCCGTCGGCATGGCGATGCGCGAGTTCGCGCAGTCGCCGGAGTTCGCGCAGATCCAGACCGCGCTCAAGACGATGTTCGAGGCCGGTATCGAAGGCGCACACGAGTTCCTAGGCACGATTGACTGGATGGACCTTGCGCAGCAGGTGACCTCGTTCGCTGACACGGCGAGCGCGAAGCTCAAGCAGTTCTCCGGTTCTGTCGGAGAGTACATCGGCTATGCCAAGGAAGTGTTCAACGGCTTCGGCGTGGTCGTCGATTCTCTGCAGACCGGCATCTTCGGCATCGCCGCCGCGCTCGCAAAGCTCGGCCAAGTCAGCGCCGAAGTCACGGCGCTGTATCTGGAACTCCAGAACCTGATTCCGACGACCAATCTCGCCGCAAAGGCCATTGGTGTTGACCTCGTTGGCGCAGTGGAAAGGCTCCGCGAAGAAGGCGGTGGGCTGGGCGCGGTATACGACGAATTCGCCGCGCGCACATCCTCCAACTTCGACGAGCTGCGCGATGGCCTGGATCGCATCGGCGAAGGTCTCGATAACACCGCTGGTGCCGCAGGTGCGGCTGGGCAGGGAATTGCCGATGGCATGACTCCGGCTGCCGTGGCGCTGGAAGATATCAGCGATGCGCTGGCAGACCTGCCTGCTGAGGCAGAGACCAGTGCCGGGAAGTTCACCGCCGCGATAGCCAGCATGCTGAGCCCCGACTTGACAAAAACGCAGGTCGAGGCCTTGAAGGCGTCACTGCGTGGCGCATTCGAGGCCGGGGTGATCTCTTCCGAAGAACTGTCTGCTGCCATATTCAAGATGGGCAGTGAGGTCGAGTCGGCCGCTGGTTTCATCGGTAAATCAGCAGCTACGGCAGGTAAAGGCGTGGCCGATGGCCTGGCCCCTGCGAAGTCGGAAGCCGAGAATCTAGCCAACGCATTCAAGCTGCTGCGGATCGAGTCGCAAGCCAACCTTGAAACGGCGGCGCGCAATGCGCAGGGGCACTTTGACACCATCGTCGCCGCATCCCGCAACGGCGCCGCCTCGCTCGCCGATGTCCGCGCCGCCTTCGAGGCCTATGCCCGCGCCCAACTGGCGGCTGCGGCGAACATGGATGCCAGCGCCCGGCAGCAGGTCGAGGCGATGCTGCGGCTCAAAGGCGGCGCCATCGGTGCCACCGAGGCGCTGGAGAGGCTGGGGCTGGTGGGAGCTGACGCCCCCAGCCGGATCGCGCCGCCTGCAGAATACGCCGCCGGGGCGCTCGATGGCATGGCCGACGCCGCGGCGCGCGCTGGATCGAGCATCGAGGCGATGGGCGAGAGCGCGGACGAGGCCGGTGCGCGCCTGAACAACCTGGCAGCGGGTGCCGAGAGCGTCAGCTTTTCGTGGGGCGTTGTATCAGACGCGACCGACGAAATGCTGCGCCGCATGTCCAAGACGCGCAGCGCGTTCATAACCACCTCGCGTGATGCGACAAGCTCCATGGGCGTGGTCATCAATGAGGTGCTGGCGCAGCGCGACGCGCTGGCGGAAGCAAACAAAGCGCTTGACGCGCACATAGCGAAATACGATCCGCTCGCGGAGAGGCTGCAGCAGCTGCGCAAGCAATATCACCACCTCGCCGACGCCGACTTGATGATTTTGGCCCAGAAGCAGGCGCAGCTCGAAAAGCTGAAGCAGCAGGAATCCGCGCAGGGTGGGGTCGCATCCGGTGCGCGCGCGACGGCTGACGCCTACGCCGAGCAGAACAAGCAGCTGACCGAGCAGCAGAAGAAGCTGGAGATGCTGCGCGAGCAGAACACGCGGCGCTCGGAAATCACCGTCAACTTCGTGGCCGCGGCTGCGAAAATCGAGTTCGACCCGTCGGCCATCTCCGATGCGCAGTGGAGGCAGGTGGCCGCGCGCGTGATCGAGATCATCAAGAGGGACATGCAATGACCACCCTCACCATCGGCAGCGTCACGCTGCAAGGCGTCGGCGGGCCGGAAGGCTCCGGCAGCGATCTTCACTGGGAAGACGAATACGCGGCAGGCTCCGACCTGGTCGGCCAGGATGAGCGCGTGACCATCACCGGCGCGCTGGTGATCCAGGCCAGCGCGCAGCAGGCCGGGCGGCGCATGACGCTGGTGGGCGGCAGCGAAGGGAACAGCTACTGGGGCTGCATCACGCGCACGGAAGTCGAGGCGCTGCGCGCGCTGGCTGCTGTGCCGGGCGCGGTCTACACCGTCGTGCTGCCCGATGGCCGCAGCTTCGATGCGGTGTTCCGCCGCGATGGCGGCGCGGCGGTCGAGGCCACGCCGCTCCAGGTCAAAACGCCGATGGCGGCGGGGGATTTGTACC